GGCTTTGCTAGTGCAGAAGCAATGCGTTGTGACTTGCCAGTTGTATTTTGTGTTAGAAACAACTTACGTTCCATAGCGCTAAGTTTTGAACGTGATGATGCCATTATTATCTCCTTATTAGATGAACGTGCGATCTTTTTCGGCGAGCAGTTCATCTATATTGATAACCGTTCGCTTGCCCTGCTCGTAACGAGACAGGAATGGATTTTTCATATGGTGGGTAGCGTGGATACCTTGGTTGAGCATCTCACGTGCGCGGATCTCACAGAACCACAGCGCCATCACCATATCTGTTTTACCCTTAGTCGTTGGGGACCAGGTAATTAACTGCTCAATCATTGCCTTAATGTTTTCAGTTTGGTCACTAGGCATATGAATTAAATTGTCGCGGTGGTGCTTTCCATCGTGTTGCTTGGTGCCAAACAATGTTGACATAGACGCAACACCGAAACCCGAGTCCCACTTGTTGTTACCCGTGTGATGCTCTCGCAGTAACACGCCTCTGGATGCAAGGTTGGCACGGATGCCTTCGTCTTGCGTAAGGAATGATTGAAACGCATTCTTCTCCACGATCCATTCACTAGGACTATAGAGGGTAGTCCAGTCAAAAATTAACTGACGTATCTGAGCAGGCGTTGGCCTAGTGATTTTAATAGCATCCACGATATAACGTTTGTGACTAACGCGATCAACAGCGTAACAAACGGCGGCTGTATCACCAACCATAGCGGGATCAAGACCACAAATAAAAGAAAAGCCATTAACATCACGCGGATGGCCTGGGTGACCAGGAACCAAACGACCTGCTTTACGCATACCATCAATAGAACCTCTCACACATACTGGGTCAAAGATGGCATCATCTGAAATATCTTGCTGCTGGTAGACCAGCGCCCAAGTAGATGCGTCCATAGCTTGACGTTCGTTGTAGAGGTTACGTCCATTCCATCTAGGATAGAGGCCGTCCTCATTCAAATCTGATTCTTCTTGCCCATCAAATGGTGCATCCGATGCTGGCCACAGGGTAACCCACTTGTCAGGGTCCTCATCTGTCTCCAGTAGAGCTGGCATAGCCAGGTACTTCCAAGGAACTAAGCCACCTGGATAGCGGTCTGGGTTACGCAGCTCTCTATAAAGGTCAACGGCTGCCACACGGGTTCCAATGATAATCAATTTACCAGTAGGGTTCAGACGAGAACGTACGTCCTGTGTTAGCCACTTGATCTGGCGTTCAAACTCATTGGCGTTCTTGAGAGTAACCGCATCGTCTACAATAATCATATCGGCACGTTTACCGTAGATCTGACCACCGATACCAACGGCTTCGATATTCGGGTCCTTCTCAGAGGACTCACGAAGCTCATCACCAAAGGTGATACGGGTAGCCTGCCACGAGGCAGACTTAGAGTTAAACCCTACGCCAGCAGCATAAGCATTTTGAAGGTTCTCATACATTGGGTGAGTCAAACGCTGCTTGATGGCGTAGAGAAAGTCGGCGGCTAGTTGCTGAGTCTGTGAAACTATCAGCACTCTAAAGTTAGGATTACGGGCAACCTGCCAAGTTACATAGTCCACTGTGATTGTGATGGACTTGGCGTGGTTGGGCGGGATGTTGATAAGGATACGGTTATTAGCTAGCCCTGGTTCGTATTTCATCGAAGGGTGTAGCCAGGAAACCTCTTTGCCTTCGATCATATCCACCAGGTTTTGCTGGTGGGGGAAGGTCTTAGAGTTAAGGAAGCGTTGGCGAAACTCGGCAAATGTGATGTCGTGGACATCGCCTGCGGCGAATTGCTTGTCCTTGAGTCCTAGGCGGGTTCGGTCAATCTTGTCTGTAAAAATCTTGTCGGTACGTCGGTAGTACTCGTATGTCTTCATAGACTTGCCAGCCGATAGGCAGGCTTGTTCAATGGTCATACCCTCAGCTACACATCCTAAGATGATTCGCTTTGCTATATCTGCTGAGTTCTCAGCCATTGGTCTCCTAGAATCTCATTGGGTTATAGGTAGACTACACCCGATTAAAAGTCGTGCTTGGCACGACATCAGTTACCGTAACTCCCGAGCAAGCTACAGCGTAGCGAGGGGTAAGTCAGGGCTCGTCCTAGGGACTCGCGTAGGGTAACCGTAGCGAGACTGTACGGGGCTATCACAATTACCGCCCCTACTGTATATAAGGCAGGAAAAAAAGTTCATTTCCTGCCTATGGTATAAAGTATTTTCATATTGTGACTAACGTCACTTTAATATCGGTACAAAATAGGACATTAGTAAGTGATCTGGTTCACTTTAGGAAATATATCTGTAGTGGGTACATACAGTACTACGTCACGTAACTTAACACCTAGGGGTCTTGTTTTCCCGTCGGCTCGCCTTTTGGCTCGCCTACTGTCTGCCTTGCCCGTACTGTCTGCCTATCTCTGCAGAGTGGGCTCGCTCTACCTTCGGCAAGGTTTCGCGCCCCCGTATCGGTGACCGACTGGGACAACAACAACCCAGCCCAAGAGTTAAACATCTACAATCCACCGACCCAGCCGAGCTTTAACACCTCGCGCCAAGTTACCAACGAGTAACATCGCCCGCGAAAGTAGTTGAACATTCAACCATTCACCCGTTTCATTCTCAGGTTTCACCCAGCAAATCCCCTGCTGAAAGTTATCAAACTGTAACCAAATAAATGCCAAATAAGCTTGCAATACGGTAGACGCCCGTATACATTTCTCTTATCAGCTCGCACGAGCTGAATTAACCTAAGAGGAGCAACAAATGGCAAAGAAGAAGAACTGCCCAACAGGTCAACATCCTGTTTGCATCGCATCAGATAGCAAGCTCGCCGAGTGCGTTTGCTGGTGTGCACAATGCAAAGAAATAATGGCAGAAATCAAAGCAGAATACAAGAAGAACAAGCAAGCGATTCTCGCAGAGATTAAGGAATGGGCATAATGACAAAGACCTTAACACTTGAAGAAATCAAGTCAGCAATTGACAACCAGCTCCAAGCCGAGAAGTCATACGGCGCCGAGGGCGAAATGCTTCAGACAATCGAGAACGTTCTCAGCGATTTATTCTACATCATCCAAGGCGGGTTTATTGTGAATGGAGTACGCATCTAATGACACGCAAAGATTACCAGCTAATTGCCCAAGTGTTTGCAAATGTTGGCGAGATAGTAGAACTATCCGAGACAATCGGGGCGGATCTAGCTCGCAACCTAGCCGACGCACTTCAGGCAGATAACCCACGCTTTGACCGCGCCCGCTTCCTAGAAGCTTGCGGGGTGAAGTAATGGAGACCGCAACGAAGGCGACCCTTGCGGTCGGGGGCGTATTCCTAGCCCTAATCGTGGCAATGTTGGCGACGCTAGGAACGGCGCAAGGATGCGCCACGGGTGAGACTCAGCAACTTATCACATACCAGAACTCACAACACGGCGAATGGGTCACTGAACCCGTGTATGCAGACTGCGAGGGCAAGGAATGAACGAGAAGAAGAACTGTTTCGGGTGCGATTACTTCTACCCAGTGGAGGAATTAACCTTTCAATTTGCCGACCAGTACGGCGAAGTGAGCTTATGCAATGAATGTATTAACAAGGAAGAAGAGAGGGAGAACAACGAATGACAACAATCCACGCAGGAGACCGCACCAGCGGGTGCGCTGAGTGTGCCAAGAATGACGAGACACTACGCGAGGAGGGCGCCCTGTCTTGGTTGGCAGAAGCGACTCCAACATACGCCGAGAACGTGGGCGAGCTTTACCACTGGGCGAGCAATTACAACAACTTCTCCCCGTTCCGTAAGTTCCTCGACCTAATCGGGTTCACTGAGGAGATGTACGGGGAAGAGATGCCCCTCTCAAACTGGGAGCGCCCTAGCTTTGAACTCGGCTATGTAGAACTCGCCAAGCTGGGCGAAGCTTTGACCGAGTACGCAAACCGCCCGCAAGAGGTGACCCGATTCATCGCTGAATTGCTAGAAGTAGAACAGGAGCACGGACTATGAGCACGACAATGGAGGACTTGCGCCGTTTGGTTGGCGTGTTGGAGGAGCTAGTCAAACCCTTATTTGAAGGGGAAGAGGTGGAGGACACTTACGAGTCAAACAAGCGCCCGCACTTGGTACTGCAAGAGGGGAGCAGGACATACGGGCGAGCCTTTCGCATTCACTTCACGGGAGGAAGTCACTACGGCTCAGGACACTGGGAGCCTCGCGGATTCAGCGACTATCTAGGAGGGACGAAGGCAGAAGCAGAGCGAACTCTGCGGAGCTTAATTGCAGGGATAAGAACAGGTCAGATGATCTCAGAGAGAGAGGGCAAGTGATGGAAGAAGCAATGTATTGGAGCGAGTTGGCAGAGCTAACTCACGCCACGCAGGTGGAGAAGTTCAACTTCTGTATGTGCGAGGATAACGAAGGACAAGAGAACCCTTACGAGGACTGCCCAAGGCAGGAGGAGAAGGCGTGATGGATGATGCGGTAGTTTTGTGGGGCTTACTGCTAGTATACGGTATTCCAATCGTCACCGTGGCGTATTGGATGGAGAAGATGATGAGCAAAGGAGAAGAGGATGAGTAAGGAACACCACTTTGTGGTTAGTTATAGCGAGAAAACAAAAGCTTGGAAGTGGGATGCCTCGGTAGAGGAAGCTCGCTTTGAAGAAGGAACCATCTACAACTACGAGACCAACGAGTGGTCTAGTGGTTACTTGGGAGATGGAGAGTACGAACCCGCAGAAGAAGGGTTGATTGAACAGTTGAAACACGCAATAGACGTGATGAATGTAGTCAATGGAGCATACCCACAAGGAGAAGAAGATGAGTGAGCAGGAAAAGATGGCACAGTTTGTATTCACAGTAGTAATTGCACCCGCAAACAAGAGCTTTGATGTGGAGTTGTGGGACTTTGCAGGGGAAGAACCCAAGCAACTATCAACAGGACAGGCAACGAACTGGCGCACGGCGTTAGGCGAAGCCCTATCTAAGATTGAACTACCAATAGACAAGGTAGAGAAGACGATCAACGATGTAATCAAGGAAGGAGAAGAGAATGAGTTATGAACCACCACTAAATGACCCTGTATTTGAAGAAGACGAGGACGAGGAACTCAGCCCTGAGTTTGATACGTTAGAAGAAGCAGAGGGAGAAAACTAATGTCTGAACCTACGGTAGACTACTGGAAAGCAAAGGCAAGCTTGTGCCGTGACCTTGCGCTGATACAGATTGAGGATGAAGCAACAGAGAAGGAGGCGGGGATGAACTTGATGCGTATGGTTCACGCCTTGTCTATGGTAGATACATTCAACAAAGGAGGAGAAGATGACAACTGACAACGTGGTGGGATTCCACCCAAAGAACAAGCTGGTAAACTTCTACGAGATAGCAACCGAGGATGGCAACGCAGTATGGGGCGGGGAAGACCCGCACAGCGCAGTCCAATGGCTACGCCAGTCACCCTTGAACTCACGCCTGTTGGTGTCCTGCTGGGAGGCAGGGGAAGAGGATGCTCGCTTGATTATCGAACCCATTGACATCACAAAGATTGTCCTTGCTGTGATGGCAGGTGTTCAATGACCTTTATTATAGGCTTGATGTTCGTGATGCTAGTAGCCTATGCTTTGATTGTATGGGAGGACAAGACAAACAATGGAAAATGAAAAGAGATTGCGTGGTGCAGCCAACCAAGCTGTACGCCAGCGCAACTACAGACGGGCGAGAGATCGTGCGCTAGTGCGCCTTGCTCATCTTTATCCTGATACCTATAAGCAACTGCTTGAAATGGAGAAGAAGACAGATGAACAAGAAGGCAAGACGTGGGTTGACATTAACGGTAACACTATCCCTGTTGTTGGTGTTCGTATCCGCACAGCAGACGGACGAGGTACCCCTGTCCTCAAAGATTACATTCATAGAAGCTCGAACGAAAGCAACAATGGAGGAGAAGCGTGAGAACAAGGCACTTGCAGTTAGTTACGCACGAGCACTCGGATACAACCAGCAACAGATCAGATGTCTCGTCACCCTATGGACCCGTGAAAGCAGGTTTGACCACCTCGCGGACAACCCTAAATCAACAGCTTACGGAATTGCTCAACTCCTTAGAGAACGTAGTGGACAACCTGAACTACAAATCCTTCACGGTTTACGATACCTTGAACATCGCTACCGAAAATCTGCGTGTCGCGCTCTCCAACATAGCGACAGAAGAGGATGGTACTGATACTCTTTGAACTGCACTTCTTTCTTGTGGCCCGAAGAACCTCACTGCACCTTTCCGCAGTGGGGTTCTTTGCTTATCCACCAGTACTATAAAACCCTTTACCCTTGAAGGTAATGGCAGGTGAGTCCCACTTACGTATCATTGGGACGTGGCAATCAAAGCAGGAAGGTTCACGTGGATCTTCGTGGATGCTACGTTCAATAGTTAATTCGCTATTACATTCTGTGCAACGATAGTCATACTGCATCAGAGCTTTACCGCCTCTTCGATAGGTAGATAACCTACTAACTTACTGACCTTGTTAGAACGTGAGAACTCAGTAGTAGCAGGCATCCAATGACTAAACCATTCAGGCTCTGGCACTTCCATTAGGTCAAAAGAAAAGACCCCTTCTGGAGTCGAGTTAATGTAGAACGGGGTGAGTTCTCGCTCTGCTGCCTGAGTGATGAGCTTGCGATACTTCATCTCTTCAATCAGTAGCGTGGGATAATGAGTGTGTCTACACTTCAACTCTATGTATGCCTTCGAGTCACGACTGATGCAATCGAAGGAGTCGTAGATACCCTCTGACTTTTGTAGGTCAGGGTACTTGTTATCCAACAGGAATAAGAATAGATCAATCTCTTTCATTGCCACGGGTTGTCACCACCCAAACCGTTCTGCACCTTACGCAATGCGCTGGTGCATCTACGATCTGCGGTAGATACTGCACACTCTAAGACGTTTGCTACCTGCTGTAAGGTCTGTCCCTCGTGGTAGCGCAAGCGAAGTATGGTCTGGTCTTCTACATCTAGCTTAAGATAAGAACGCTTGACATCAATCAGGGTAGCAAGCAGGTTGCCACCTTCTGCTGGAACGCTAGGCTTCTTAGGTGAACCATCGTTGATAAGGTTCTGTGCTTGTTCTAATACTGTGTTATCTACAATGGATGCAATCACGTGAGGCAAGACCTGTGCGATCATAGCTGTATCGTAGAAGGCTTCATCACCTGTGCGATAGCCAGACTTAGCTGCCTTCTCTTTGCGAGCATAACGTTCAGCAGCACGTTTCATCTGCCAAGCAATACGCTTCTCATAGATGACACGTTGAACTGCATTGGGTTCACTCAGCATCTCATCGAACTGTTTGCCACGTGTCAATGCCCAAGCAAGACACTCTTGCAGGACATCATCTCGTTCTACGTAGCCACGGAAGCGCCTTGCTATGACGCTAGCAACGCTAGGTGCTATGTCATAGATAGACTTATGTAACTCAGTCATTGTCCTGCACTTCAGGCCACACGCCATCGAGTACCATCATTGCAATAGCTGAGTAATTCAATAGATCCAAGAATGAATCACGCAAGGACTCATTGCTTGGCTTAACGCCAGAGTCTAGTAAGTTATTGATGCGAGCTATCTTGTCCCACATACGTACACGCAGACCATTAAGTGGTCCACCTGGTGAGTGAGCAATGTTCTTTGGGCCGTAGTCGTGATGCTTACGCACCAGTAGGTTGCCTGCTTGATCCATAATACGCCAGACATCTGAGATAAAAGCTGCATCTATCTTGTCTGTATAGGTCGAATCAAGAGTGTCTCGGTTGCCGTATTGATCTCTAGGATTTGGAAGCCCATATGCTGCAAAATCTGTACCATCTGTAGCCATTCGTCTCTA